GCCCCGCGGCACGCCGCGCTTCTGGTCCATCGCGTAGCGCCAGCCGCCGGCCAGCGCACGGATCAGCTTCGGGCAGTGCACCGGGTCGATCATCAGCGCCGGCCCGACGTCCGTCAGCCGCGCGGCGAAATAGTCGATCGCATCCAGGCGCATCGGCAGCCGGTTGTTCGTCTCGACCTTGGTCGTGAAGTGGCGCTTGAGGATGTCCGTCACCGCCCGCTCGTTCGTCACCGCCCGCTGCGCTGCCGCGGGGTCCGGGGCGATCACCACGTTGGCACCCGGGAACCGTCGTCGCAGGTATGGCTTGAGGTGCTGCGTCACCATCCGCTCGACACCGACGTTCTGGAGCGCGATCTCGCCCAGCACCAGCAGCCGCCCCTCGACGTCCTCCTGCGTGAACACGAGGCCCATGCCGGCGAGCCCCGGGTCGAGCCCGATCACCAACTCCAGCTGCGGGTTGAACAGCAGCTCCTTCTTCGCGACGTGCCACTCCTTCTGGAAGCTCGACACCACCGGCATGCCGGCCGCGCTGAAGCCCCACTCCGCGTCGACGAACTGCTTGATCCAGGCGGGCTTCTTGCCCTTCGCCTGCTCGACGTAATAGTCCCGCTTGCCCGGCAGGTTCTCGATGTTCTCTGCGCCCTGGGTCATGCCGCCGGGCTGGTGGTAGTACGTCGTCGCGTGCGGCCGGGCGATCGCATCCAGAGGCGTGCCGCCTGTGCAGCCTGGGTGGCGGTAGGTCACCTTCTCGTCGTGCAGGTGCTCATACCACCAGTTGTCCTCGGTGTCCGGGTTGGACGACCCCCACATCCCCCAGTTGGTCGCCCCGCCGTCCTTGGCGCTCGGGTAGCGGCCACACCGCGCGGACAGCGCGTCGACGATCTCGCGGGGTATCTGCACGAACTCGTCCAGGATCGCGAAGGTCACTTCGAGCGAAAGCACGCGCGCGATGTCCTCCGGCGTGTCGAGCGGGCGAAACAGCACCTCGCACTCCACGTCGTCGAAGCGGAGGATGAACTTGTAGTTCGTCGCCTCCCACCTCCCAGCCTGCCCGTCCTTGAACCACATGAACCATGAGGCCAGCGTGGTGTCCTTCAGCTGCGGCAGCGTGTTGCGCACGATCACCGCGCGTGTACGTCGGATGCCGTCCGGGCCGGGCGCCTGCTTCTTCGCCATGTAGACCAGCTTGAAGAAGATGCCAGTGGTCTTGCCCGAGCCGACCGGGCCGACAATCCAGTTGTAGAACAGCGCGCCAGGGCGGTAGTCCTTGATGAACTCCTTGATCGTCGGCGGCGGCGTGTAGACGAGGGTGTCGGTCACGGCTCGATGACGACCCAATCCTCAGCCAGCAGGTCGGCCTGGGAGGCCAGCCAGGGCACGACGTAGCCCTGCGCCGTCTTCATGTCGATGTGCGCGTGGTACTGCACCTCGGTGCCTTCCGGGTAGATGCCCAGCAGGGGCGGCCGGTTCACCTTGAAGGTGCTGCCCGGCACCAGAAACAGGAACATACCCTTGCCGTTCCACCCGGCACGCGCGACGCGCTCCCCGGCCTTGAGGCAGAGAAGCGCCTTGCTGAAGTCCATTCCGTCGCCCATGGTCACTCTCCCTACAGGTTGATCTGGATGTTCAAGGTCGGCGGTGCCGCGGCGGCCTGATCCTTCGACCCGTCCAGGCCCGCGGCGCGCACCGTGAACTTGATCAGGTCGGCCTTCACGCTCGACGGCGTCTGGCCGTTGTGGATCAGGCGCCAGGAGGTCTTCAGCAGCTCCTCGGCCTGAAGCTGGGCCTTCAGCTTGAAGCCCAGCCCGCCGTCTCGCTGCATCGCATCCATGATGCGCCGCACATGCGCCACGAAGCCCGGGTCCTCGCGCAGCCGCGCCCACTCCTCCCTGCTGAGCCCGTAGCTCTCGCAGATCGTCTTCACCGGGGCGGTGCGCAGGGCGACCTCCACCGGCAGCGTCGGGGGATAGCCCAGCTCGGCCGGGTCTCCGACAGGGAGTGGGGCGAGGGCGTTCATGCGCGGAACATGCCTTCTGGCGAGGGTGTGCGCAAGGTGATTCGGATTTCAGACTGAAATGCAAAAAATTTTCGGGGGCGGAGGTAGGTAGGGGGTCTGGATTTTCGGTTAATGGGTGATTTGAGGGAGGGGGTGAAAATTTTGTGCTAATAGGTGATTTAGGGAAGGCGGGAAAAATGTATGGGGGATGCGTATGTAGCCCCGGGCAGCGCGCGTCAAATCCCCCTGGGGGCAACCTCCCAGAAAAAGAATTCTTTTCCTAGGGCGCAAGCCGTAGGACTTGCTTGACAGCATGTCCTAACGTGTTAGTGTGCATGTACCGTAGCAATGGTGCTGCGGGGTTGAAGGACACGAAGCAATGAAGGTTGTCTCTCGCGAAGTGTGCATCGGTTTCGGGCTGTGGCAGCCCGTGCCCAAGCCGCGCGGCATCGCCGGCAACGACGCGAAGCGCGGCGCGCTGTGGGCACAGGCTCAGATCGACATGGCCCGGCGCGCGGCTGGCGAGCCCGTCAGCCTCCGCACCACGACCATCGACAAGAGCGGCGTCTGCCGCTCCAGCGTGACGCGGTACTGACATGCCCACCTTCCTCGGCATGTGCCTCGCAATCGCGTGGTTTGTGATCTTCATCTGGCCGGTGCTGTCGCACTAGCCGCCCTGGCCCGGGCGCAAGCCCGGGCCACCCTCCCGCACACAAAGGAACCTCACACCATGGCCCGTGACGCTCACACCTACCGCGCGGAAAAGCGCAACGCTGCCCGCCGCAATCGGCGCGACACCCCGCGCCGCACGCGTGGCAACGTGATCGACGGCCCGACGAACACGTTGCGCTGGTCGACGTGCATCACCCGCATGTCGGTCTCGGATCATGTGGTGGTGCTGTTCGGTATGCATCCCACCCGCGCGACCAGATGGTTGTGATCTTCCGCCGAGAGGGGCCGAAAGGCCCATCTCTCTTTTTGCCTTGAGCACAGCGTCGCTCACCCCTTTTCCTGGCCGGTATAGTAGTTAGCCCGCCCGCAGATCATGCCTGATGTAGCAAGCGTGCCTACGCGCGCGTGTGAGGCTGGCCTCACAAGGCTTGACACAAGGTGCAGATAGGCTATTATCTCGGTAGTCATGCATCCCGCATGACTGATTGAAGGAACAGAGACATGGCTACCAAGTCGAACAAGCCTGTGAAGGTGGTGGACGTGCCCGGCATTGGGCACAACGGCCCGCCCGTGAGCGACGACGCCGCGCTGTTGCGCGAAGTGCGTACGCTGGCCCGTGGCGCCGAGACGGCGCGTGCTGCCTTCCGCGACCGCGTCCTAGCCATCTGCACCGGGCGCAGCGGCGGGTTCATGAAGGATGTTCAGCGCGAGGCAATCCACGGGTTCCTGGCGAGCATGATCGCCCGCGCCGCCGGGCGCGCGTGGCAGCCGGAGGATGACGCGGCGGCTGCCGCGCTGGCCATCAAGTCCATCAAGACGCTGAACGAGGCCGAGACGAAGATGCGCGCCAACGCTCGGCGGCGCTGGGCGGATATCATGGACGACGCGCGCGCCAAGGCGCCGGAGGCCGCGCCGCCCAAGTCGGCCGCCAAGGCCGCAGCCGTCGCCAAGACCAACGCGAAGCGCAAGGAACGCGCCGCACGACCCGGCATCAGCACGTCCAAGGGGCGTACCGCCAAGGCTGACAACACGGGCATGGCACCGAGTGTCAGCGCCGCGCCCGTGGCCAAGACCAAGGCCGAGGGCGTGGCGCATCTCCACCAGGGCGCGGCGCTGATGCTGGCATTCGTGGAGCGCAACGACAAGGCACTGGGGTCCGCAATCGTCACCAAGGCGAAGGGCGCGCTGCGAGTCCTGATGGACCTGAGCGCGGCCGACTGACCTGCCGCGCTACCCGGGGCGGGGGCCGAGAGGCTCCCGCCCTTTTTCGTGCCCACCGCCCGGCCGCGGTCCTCGCGCGCCGACCTTTCGCTTGTCCGCGTCCCACCCCCCCTCCTGTGCAGCATAGTAGTTAGCCCGCGAGCGCCCCCGCCACACCTAGGCCCCTGATCCCACATTCACTCGCCCCGCTTTGTGAGCCACCCTCACAAACGCACCCTCACATGTTGACATACGCTGTGCACATGCTATTATACGTGTAGGTGATGCGCTGTGCATCGCCGCTTTGTGAGACCACCTCACAAACACACACAAAGGAACACACCCATGGCCCGCACCACCCGCACCCCCGCTACCGACCCGCTCGCCGATCTGCGCGCCGCGATCTGGCAACACATCACCATCACGGATGTGGCCGTGAACGCCATGAGGGCAGCCGGTGCCGAGACCGAGGAAGTCAAGTCCCTGGTCCTGCGCACATACATGGCCCGGAAGGCCAACCCGGCCGCCGCCGCCTGCACCGACGCGATGCTGAAGGCGGCCGAGAAGGTTCTCGCCCTGCCCGGCGCGGGGTCGAAGGGGGAGGGCAAGAAGCGCACGCAGGAGCAGGAGCGGCACTACGCCGCCGCGCGGCAGTACCTCAAGAGTTTGCGCGCCAAGGCGGGTGTCGAGGCTTCCGACAACCGCGGCGGAGCGAACAACACCGGCAACCGCGCGCCGCGCACCCCAGACGGCACCAATCCCGACGCAACCGAGAAGTATGACACCGAGCCGAAGGTGCGCGCGCACATCGCCCACGTCGCGGCCACACTCGCCGCCTTCGTGGAGAAGCACAAGGACGTGTGCACCGACGCGACGCGCCGACCCGTGGCGGTGTTCGTCAAGGCGGTGTCCGGCTGGGCCACCAAGGCGGAATAACGCCGCCTACTACCTGACGCCTACCGAGGGCCGCACCGAAGGGTGCGGCCCTTTTTTCGTGCCTAAAAGCAAGCAAACATCACAAGCCGGACCTTCGATTAGGTCGGTCCGAACCGGACCTAAAATCACCTATTAACGCGTTTTCCGATTCGATTGCGGCACGACCGACCACTTGTGCGCGCGTCGTTAATAGGCGATGCATTTTGTCTCAAAAATGAGGCCAAGATACCCCCCTCGAAAACTTACAACTTACCCCCCGCGGCATAGTAGCCCAGGCGTTAATAGGTGTTTGGTCCAGATTTAACGTTAATGCGCGATTTAAATTTGTGATGCGTTATCACAAGATGCAGCCAACGCGTTGACCGTAAGGACGTATTAACGACGAATTTGAAGTAAGTTGTAAGTTTTTTTTCCTTGCGTCA